CCACCCCATATTGTTTTGCTAAATATTCGTGAACTGAACCCTCTGGAAATTTATATCCTACTATTTCTGCGATTAATCGTAAGTGATATGCATCATAATCCATTTCAATCATACAACCCTCATCACCATAACGACTAATATATTTTTGTCTTGTTCCGTCAGATTTGTTTAGTGCTGCAAAATTAACACCACCAAAACGATTACTTGGTCTACCGGTTGAAGTATAGATATTATATTCTGAATATTGATATTCGTTATCGGTTGT